TGGATCAATTGTGAGTTTATAGGTGATAAACTCATTGAGATACATTTAAGAGGCAATCCAGACTTTAGATATAATAATGATTCAGTCATTCCAGTATGGGAAGGAGATGATGATAAGATATACATAGAAGATAATGACTATCATAGACTGGGGTTTATTATAGATGGATAACAAAAACTTTCTTAGAGAAATCAATAACGATCAAAAGACACCAAAGAATAAGAAGAAGGTACGTGAGGATGGATTTTATGAAGCCAGTGAAGTAGATTATAAAGACTTCTGGGAAAATGAAGATACGAGTGAAATGTTGACTGAATAATTTACAAATACCCGTCTAAATACTTGAGAATTGTTGTATATTATTAAGTGCCTGTACAAAGGGTTAGTAAAGGATTTTTAGACGTTAGTGCGTCATTTAGGGTCAATCCCATCAATGCCGATGTGATTGTAACCAGAAATGAGAATGCGATTGCTCGTGCAATTCGTAATCTTGTATTTACTTTACCTGGTGAAAAACCCTTCCAACCTCTTGTTGGAAGTAATGTATCAAACTTATTATTTGAAAATCTAGATCGTATTACTGCATCATCTATTCAATCAGAAATAGAAGATACATTAAATAATTTCGAACCTAGAATTAGTCTTACTACAGTTGAGGTTGAACCTAACTTTGATAGTAATGAGTTTAATTGTACTATTACATATGATATTATAGGTATTGACGTATTACCACAACAATTATCATTTGCATTACAGCCCACTAGGTAAATGCCGTTAGTTAATTTTAGTAACTTAGATTTTTATGGGATAAAGGAATCCATCAAGGATTATCTTCGTGCCAACTCAAACTTTACTGACTATGATTTTGAGGGATCTAATCTAAGTACAATCGTTGATGCTCTAGCATATAATACGTATATAACCTCATATAACGCCAATATGGTGACTAATGAGGTATTCATCGATAGTGCCACATTAAGAGAGAATGTAGTCTCTCTAGCACGTAATATAGGATATGTACCGCGATCACGTAAAGCTGCATGTGCTAATATCAGTTTTAGTGTAGATGTAAGTAATACTACAGCAGTTGCAGTCACTCTTAAGGCTGGAGCAGTAGTTACTTCTAGATCTACCGGGGTGAATAAGACTGTTAATTTCATATTTTCAATCCCAAATGACATTACAATCCCAGTTAACTCATTTGGACTTGCAAATTTCAACAATATAAAGGTATATGAAGGAACTTATCTTACACAGACCTATACTGTAGATACAGAAAATCCAAATCAGAAGTTTGTACTGCCAAATTCGGGCATTGATACAGATTTATTGTCGGTTATTGTCAAAAATACCAAAGAATCGACAGTTGAGAGAAAATTTGACCTCTATAATAGTCTTTTTGACGTTACGGCTTCGACCAGATCTTACTTTATTCAAGAAATTGACCAAGAAAGGTACGAACTTTTGTTTGGAGACGGTATTTTTGGCGTAAAATTGGAAAATTTGAATTATATTGAGGCCAGTTACATCACTTCATCGGGTGCTGCAGCCAATAATATCACTAATTTCACGTTTATTGGCAACATGGTTGGCAATAATGGCAATGCGATTAGTCAAGGTGTGTCTATTGTCACCACTGATACACGGTCTAGAGGTGGTAAAGCCATTGAAAGTGTTGAATCAGTCAAAAAATATGCTCCACAAATCTACGCTTCCCAAAATAGGGCAGTTACAGCAGCCGATTATGAGGCCCTAATTCCGCAAATTTACCCAGAAGCCGAATCTGTGTCGGCATTTGGTGGTGAAGACCTTACTCCGCCGCAGTTTGGCAAGGTCTTTATCAGTATCAAGCCTTATAATGGGGTGTACTTATCAAGTTCTATCAAGCAAAACCTTCAATTTGAGATTAAGAACTACTCTGTTGCCGGTATCAGACCCGAAATTATTGATCTGAAGTACCTGTATATTGAATCCAACTGCGATGTTTACTATAATTCTAACTTAGCACCTACTTCATCATATGTTCAAAACATTGTTACTCAAAATATTGCCACTTATGCCGACTCTTCTGAGTTAAATCAGTTTGGTGCTAGGTTCAAGTATTCCCAGTTCCAACAAATTATTGATCAAAGTAACGAGTCAATCACATCTAATATTACTAATATCGATATTAGAAGGGATTTAGTTGCCAAACTCAACCAGTTTGCAGAGTATGAGTTGTGTTTTGGTAATCGTTTTTATATTAAGAACCACGGACACACTGCGGTATTCAGTGGTAACTTAGTAGGTTACAACATTAGATCAAGTGGATTCACTGTTAGTGGTATTAGTGGAACGGTATATTTGGGTGATCAACCAAATAAGGGTTTGGAGAAGGGTAAATTGTTCTTATTTAAACTCAATTCTCCCTCTGAGCCAATTATTGTAAAACAGAATGTAGGTACCATTAATTATATCACTGGTGAGATTCGTTTAAACCCAATAAATATTATTTCAACCGTAATTAATAGGGATTCACCCCTGGTAGAAATATCTGCTCAACCATACTCAAACGACGTTATTGGTCTCCAAGATCTCTATCTACAATTGGATGTAAATAATACAACAGTTGATGTTATTCAAGATAACATTGCCTCTGGTAATGATATCTCAGGAACTAATTACATAGTCTCCTCAAGTTACGGTTCTAACCGTTTAGTGAGGGGTATACCTATTACAACTGTTGATGCTGGAGTTATTTCTGAAACTTCGGCAATAGCAAACTCGGTAAGACAATCAACGCCCGTGGGCAGAGCAATTACAAACTCAGCCAGATCATCCTACTAATATAAAATGACCGTAGATAGAGTAAAGTTTCAGGAAATTGTTTCTAGTCAACTTCCTCAGTACGTTAGGGAGGATTTTCCTCTACTAACAGAGTTTCTGGAGCAATATTACATATCTCAAGAATATGAAAGTGGTCCGATTGATCTGATCAATAATATTGATCAATATGTCAAGGTAGAAAATTTAACCAATCTTACAACAGATACAAAATTATCTCAGGATGTAAATTATAGTCAGGATGAAATTGAAGTTGATTCTACATTAGGTTTCTCTGAAACTAATGGAATCATAAAAATTGATAATGAGGTTATTTTTTATGCAACTAAAAGTGATACAGTCTTTGAAAGATGTTCTAGAGGATTTAGTGGTATTACCACATATATTACTACAGGTGCTCCCGATGAATGTACATTTGATATCACAGCGGCAAACTCTCATTCAAAGGGAGCCAAGGTAGAAAATCTAAATGTTCTATTTCTTCAACAGTTCTTTAATAAACTAAAATATCAGTTTACACCAGGATTTACTGAGAGAAGCTTTTTTTCGGGATTAGATCAACAGAACTTTATCTATAATGTAGATAGTTTTTATTCATCAAAAGGTACAGATCAATCTTACGAGATCTTGTTCAGGGCGTTATATGGTGAAGATGTTGAACTTATCCGACCTTCTCAGTTTCTTCTTACACCATCGAATGCTGATTATAAAGTAACCCAAGATTTTGTTGTTGAGAAATTACAAGGTGATCCTCTTGAGTTACAGAACCTCACCATATATCAACGTGAGACTAACGCTAGAGGGTCTGTAACCAACGTTCAACTGATTCCTTATGATAGATATCAATTCTATCAGATTAGTATTGACACGGGATATGATAGGGACTCAGATGTAAAGGGTTCTATTTACGGTGAGTTTAAACCTAACCCGCTTACAAAAATTTTAGAAAATGTTGCAATTGGTGCAACTATTATCAATGTAGACTCTACCATCGATTTTCCAGAATTTGGTAAAATTGCTGTAGTTAATCAAAATGATGAAGAAGTAAGTATTGCTTATAGTGGTAAAACATCGAATCAATTCTTCAATGTAGTAGGAGTTGATGTCCCCCTTGCACATAGAATGGATGCGAAGTTGGACAACTATTCTTATGCATATGTGGGAATTAGTACGCAATCAGAGATAAAAGTTAGATTTACTAGTACACTGAAAGATTTTGTCCAGAATTATCCTACAGCATACTTTAGACCGCAAGATACTATTCAAATAAAGTCATTAGGGTATGAAGCACCTGGTAAGAAAAACAATAATTATCTATTGAATGTAAAAACAAAATTTAGAATTGCAGAAACCGAAGTAGTAGATGCAGATTCATATGTTTATAAATTTACTGTTTTTGATGGTACTTTCTTTAAAGAAGGATATTTTGTAAGATATGAGAATGAAAACTCTACAGTCTCAATCTTAGGTCAGATTACTAGAACGATTGATCCTTCTACCGTTAATGTAACCTTTAATACTCCTATTCCTCTAAAGGGTGAGTTTTACCTTGAGAACCAACTTTTAAAAGGTAATTCATCTAGACAACCATACATTAGTAATTTTGTTGCAAACGTTCAAAACACGTATGCCAAATTTAATGGCGATACGATGATCGCCTCTAATTCTATTCCAAGATATTATGATTTAGAGACTAATCCATA